TAGTCACTTCAAGCGGTGAGGCCTCATACAGCTTCGTGGTAAAAAGATCAAACACAAATGGATTGTCCTTGTTAGATACGATCAGCTTCACATAAGCGCCAGCATACTTGCTGAAGTCGCGATCCATAACTTCTTCCGAGGTTTTGTCCTTATCGTTGTACCAAACCTTACGGAACATCTTGAATGGGTTTTCTATGAAAGCCAGTTCACGAGTTTCCGTATCGAAGATATGAAAACCTTTAGGATCGTCGTAATCGCTCCAAGTAAACTCACCATGAGAGCCAAGATAATGGATATTACCATTAGAAGACCTATGATGATAATGCCCAGAACATACAAGATCGAACTTGTTGAAAAGAGAACGGTCATCACCATGACTGACAGGACTTCCGCGATACATTTCGAATCCAGCGATTTCAAGGTGACCCATCGCGATCTGAGCATCTGTTTTCTTTATCAGTTCTAGTGTTACATCGCGATTATCATCGCAGATCCACGGAATGAACAGAATAGGAACTCCGTCAAACTCTACTTCTGTTGCTGATTCATAGATGTGGAAATCGTGTTCGTAAAATTCTCGAATGGAGTTGACTGAATTCGTATTCTTGTAATATGTGTCGTGGTTTCCGATGATGAGATGGGCATGGATGCCTCGCGCGTGAAGTGGTTGTATAAAATCTGAACGCAGGCGTTTAGCTGTGTTGATGTTAAGGAATTTACGACGATCAACAAGATCACCGAGGTGGATAACAGTCCTAATGCTATGAGCGTCGAGATAGGGTAAGAATACTTCATCAATGAATCTCTTGTTATTGTCAAGGAACGCGAGCTGATCGTTACGAACACCCCAATGCGTATCAGTAATCAAAGCAATCTTCATGCTGATGCTTTCTTGCTCCCACGTTTGATACCCTTACTGGCTTCGAAGTCACCCATGAACTTTTCCATCTGCTCCTTCGACCACTCGCCATACTTGATATCTGTATCGTAGTTGTTGCTACGATCACCGTCTTGCGACTCAGACGTTTCGCCCATGATGTTAGCATATTCGATAGCAGCATACTTTGTATAAAGATGCTTCTTTTCTTTCTGGATGCGTCGAATGAAAGCGAAGTAGATGATCTGCGTGAAGTATGCGAATGGGTTTTGTGACTTGCTCGGATCAAAGTTATTGATATACAGCAAGCAGTTTTCAATACCATCTGAAATCATCTCTTCGCGGAACGTATAGTTGGCGAAGTTGGGGCGATACGCAAGATGAGTAGCGATCTTCATAATCGACTCGCCGATATAGTGTGGGATACGAGGACTTTGCTTACCAGCATCCTTAGCTTCGTTGACGAGATTCTTATACTCGACCATCGCGGCATATAAGTCTTTGTTGTTGACGTAATGCTTTTTTGCTTTTGGCTTAATTACTTTATTCATTAGTGAAAAGATCCTGATGTATTCGCAATAGCTGCGTAGTGTCTGAGTAATTCTCGTTGACGCTCCCTAGCTTTAATGCGCTGCTCTCTAGCTTGTTCGCTGATTGTATTGAGGTACTTATCTGCTACTATATCATCAACTACCAGATATGTCAAGATATTAGTCTTAGCTATGCGTACCTTTTCTTCCATCAAACTCTCGAACGGAATCCAACGCATAATGGAAGTGGTAACTGTCATTGATTCAACAGAAGGCATAAGTTCGACACGATATGGCTGAGTGACCCACAGGCAGTCTTCTTCATCACCAAGCAACTGGACGAGTAGATCTTCGCCGTTATTCATCTTCAGAAAATAAACTTCGCCCTGTTCCATTATCACTCCTTAGCTTGATATTATGTAGCTCGTAAGGGAATCCCTCAGAACTATACATCTTCACGCGTTCGATGAGATGATTGAGTGTATAGTTTTTCTTTTTATTATAGCTCAGATCATCGGCAATGTCAAATAGCGTCATGCTATCTTTTGTGTCTGAAATACGAAGCCCGCGCCCGATAGATTGCAACGTGCGGATACGGCTTTTGGTTGGGCTCGCAAAGATAACGTTATGAAGATTCTTGATATTGATGCCTGTAGAAAATGTGCCGTAAGAAGCTACAATGATTGCGTCTGTTTCTTTTTCCACAATACCACGAATTGATTCACGTTCAGCTCCATCAACTCCGCCATGAACGAAGAACACTTTACGTTCACCCGCTTTATCGCGGATAATTTCGTGTAACGCTTCACCATGTTTCTCGACGTAGGCATATAGGATCAGTGTGTTGCCTTTAAGAGATAGAGCAAGATTACGAATGAACTTATTACGAGGATCAAACGAAATAATATGCTCAACTTCATCTTGATACGTTCCGCCGTTCAGTTTCTTGCGATCTTCGATTGGATGACTGAGAACGAGACACTTGACTTTGATTGATGCGAGCTTACCACTATCGATGAGTTCCTTCGTATCAATGATCTTATGTGTTTGACCAAACAGGCCTGTCAGCACAAGCTCGTTGACTTGACTACCGTCCAGCGTTCCAGTCATACCAAAACGATACTTCACGTTCGTGGCGTTAGTCATAATCTTAGTCAGCGACTGCGCTTTGAACAGATGCGCTTCGTCGCCAATTACGACATCAAATTCGTCGAAATACGACTTAGGAAGTTCGTGAACCGATTGCCATGTTGAGATGACAACTGCTTTATTCGATAGTTTATCCTGTCCTCCAAAAACGGTGTGAACGAAAGCATCCACGTCAAAACCATAATCGGTAAAATCAGAACGTAGTTGATGCACAAGAGAGATAGTTGGCACAAGAATAAGAGTGCGACTTTTAAAGCTATCAATGTAAAACCTCGCGATGAGATAAGCAATTAGAGACTTGCCACTAGCAGTAGGACTGATAAGAATACCGCGACTGTTACGAACAGCGAGAGCAAAAGCCCGTAGCTGATGATCGTGAGGAACAAAGGGAAGATTGAGTGTATCAGCGAACTCTTTTGCTTCTGCAAGGGAAAACTCCTCAGTCATAGTCAATTCAGGATCAATGTCGATAGTATATCCATGCTCTTCGCAGAAGTTACGAACTTCAGATACAAGCCCTGCATAGATTTGCATATTGCGTGAGTTGAGCAAACGGATCTTACCATCCCACACGCGCGACTTATATTTGGGTGAGAACTTAGCTCCTGGCACTTCAAACGTCAAATGTTCTGAAAGCTCGCGCGCGATGCCCATGTCTCCTTCAACACGCATCCACGCTTCATTTACCTTGACGAGCTTTAGGTCAGAATCCATTCGTAAACTTTCTCCACTCGATGGCGGACTTGATATCATAGCCACGTTTGTGGATACACTTCATGATTTCGACGATCACTTCAACTTTTTCTTCGAGCAGAGCGATGCGTTCGTCGATACGAACTAGATCACCGTCGGCGTCGATATATCCCTGCACTTCGTTCTTGAGAACTTTGTTCAGGAATGGCTGACGCCCAATACGTTCTAGATCTTCTGGGTTATTAAGATTGCCGAGATAGTAATCACGCAGCGTGCTGTAGTGTGACTTCTTTTTAATCACAGCAGAACGCAACTGACTGCGCGTTTCGCTCAGCAGACGATTATACTTGGCGTGAAGGGATGAGATGTTGAGAGACTCCTTATCCAAGTTGAGATCGTCATACTTGGAGTCAGTTTCCCACATAGCGTAGATATCTTCTAATTTCATATTCTAATCGTATCACCATAAGAGCCAATTGTCAAGAACAAACAACGATCTTGACAATGGAATAGTTGTCAGATATAATGAATGTGTTAAACAGGGGTAATCTATTCTTCGAGTTCATACTTACGATAACGGAACGTGGCTGTTGCCTCAAGATATTCGATGGTAGTATTGGTTGACTCAAAGTTGAGCTCTGTTAGGCTGATCGGGAACAGATCATAGAAGAATATGTTCTTATTTAGATTCTTAGCACTTGTAAGAATAGAAAGAGTCGCATCCGATACGAAAGTTGTATAATATCCTATTTGACGCGTTCCAGCAATCAAATTGTTGTTGATATTTTTAGATAATTCACGAGTTTGATTTAGACTGTCTGGATGACCTAGTCCTTCAAGCCATTTTTGAATTTCGAAATAGTTTCTAAGATCCTCGTCAACTTTAAATCTAATTACCAGCGGATCATATGTAAGTCTATCGCCAGGACGAGGAACGAACGCGAAGGGCGTAGGGCTTTCAATAGCATTCATAGATACAGCTGGAAGTGTTGCTGCCTGACAGAAATAGTTGACGTTAGGAAGCCTCTTAACAGCAAATCTAAAGCCGTTCTGACCAAGGAAATTGATGTTAGAAGGTAAGTTTTCAACTGCTGACATTACTTAGCCGTCTTTCTTTTATGAAGAGAAGCGATCAACTTCATCTTGTATTGAGTTTTACCAGCAGGATCGTTCTTCAGATGACCAGCTTTAGCTTCTGTATCTGGAACGTGCGTATCTTCAGAATCGCGTGTATCAATGTTATGGGCTTTACCGTGATGCCATCCGTGAACAGACACACCACGCTCTTTTGACAAACTCTGCCAAATCTTCTGACCACCTGCCGAGTGCGACTTACCAACGATAGTTGGTGAATGTCCAGACTGCATGATCTTGCGATAGACCTTGTGAACTTTCGGTCCCTGTCCTGTCGAGTCTGCTGTGTGAACTGTATAAGTGCCAGACTTAGAGTTTCTCTTACCAGCAATCGTTGCGTTAACTACGCCAGTTTTCTTATGACGAGCAACGTAGATATCTTGACCAGAATCTTTGTAGTGATGCAAAGCATGTTCTTTATCAATGTTTGCAACTTTCTTTCCAGCTTCATGCTCGGGCATGTGTTTGCCAGTTTCTGGAGCAAACTTTGTCTTTCTCCCAATCTTAGACATGAGAGGAGCTTCGGCAATGAACTGAGAGAACGTTTTCATAGAGCTATTTATAATAAAAAAGGGGAGCATTTCTGCTCCCCTAAGTTTGCGGTTTGAACCCGTCTTCTTATCCCCTCCCACATGGAGGGTTTCGATTACATCAAGTTTGTGATCTTGACGAAACGATAGTAGGTGTTGAAACCCTTGGTGTTTGGTGCACCAATAACGCCATCGGCTGAAGACGTTGCGAATGGGTTTGCAACCATTCCGTAACGAGTCTTGAAGCCGATCTTTGGCTGGAACGTATCCTGACCAACGGCGCGAACCATCTGGAGAGGAACGTATGGGCAGTAGAACAGACCGGCGTCGAAAGCTGAAGAGCCCTTATAGCCGAGTGTGAAATACTGCGAACCAGCTGACGATGCGAAGTATGGGTCGATATAGACCTTGATACGTCCGTTGAGAACACCAGCGAAGGTGTTACCCGTGTCGTCAACATTGAGGTTGTTAGCAAGAGCTGGAGTGTAGTCCAGAACGCCTGCCATCTGGAGAGCAGAAGCTACGTCCGATCCGCAGATCAGAACGTTACCCTTACCACGACGAGTTGCCTTGGCAATTTGGTTAGATTCGCGCTCGATCTGGAACAGGAGACCCTTGAACTTTTCAACCATCCAGCGACCGTTTGAGTCAACGTCGAGGTTGAAAGTACCAGATGTCGTTACGTTCTCAGTAGCACCAGCAGAAGCTGTGTAGTTGATTGTACGAACAACTTCACGGTTGATTTCCGAGAGGATTTCAGCAGCGAGGATGTTTGACAGTTCTGTTTCAGCATCCAGACCGTGAATGGCCTTAAGATCCTGAGCGAGTTCCATCGTGTACTCAGCCTTCAGAGCACGTGAAACGGCAGTAACGGCAACCTTCTCAATCGAGAAAGCCATTTCGTTGAAAGCGTTTGTCGAACCGTCACCGAGAGCTTCTGCACGAGCGCGAGTCATACCTGTCGAAACAGTATACGAACCCGAAGTAGCAGCAGATGCACGGAGTGTTGGATCGTTAGCTTCTTGCGAACGACCTGACGATGCGTTACCAACAACAAAGCGTGAAGCAGTGTTGCCGCCAGCTGAACCAGAGAAAGTTGTGTTAGCTTCGTTGAAGAGAGCTTCCGAACCACCCTGAGTCGAGAAACGTGAACGCATTGCGAAGATCAGGCCTGTTGGACCTGTCATTGGCTGAACGCCGCAGATGTCGTAAGCGATGAGGTTAGGCATCGAACGACGAACGAGCGAGATCAGAACTGGATCGAAAGTATCGACCGAGCCGTCACCAGCTGTTGAAGATGATGCACCCATTGCGTTGGTTGGTGCAGCTTCGCCGAGAAGCGTTGGAGCCTGGTAACCACCAGATCCAAAACCCTGTTCGCGTGCTGAGCGCTCTTGATTTTCAAGAAGCTGAGCAACTACGCTACGACGATGTACGTCCTTGATTGGCGCCAGGTCAGGATGTTCCAGGACTGGCTGCCACTTTTTCTGAACGGCTTCATTCAGAGATTCCATGTTAATTCTCCTATTGCTTTGTTATTACTTTTTGATTCCGCGTGTAATCGCGGACATGTAAGCAGCCATCTCAACTGGAACCTGCTTTTCGGTGACTTCTCCGTCGCCCACTGGTTCCTCATCGAAAGCTACACTTTCTGACAATGGGCTGGCCTTGCCCTTTGTTGGGAAGTAGCTTTCACGAAGTGTAGCAATCTTATTCTTGAACGTACCAACGCTCTCGAATTCGACTGCTTCAGAAAGTGACTGCAGCTTTGCAACCTGCGTATCTGTCAGGCCTTCTGAAACTTCTCCGAACGCAATAGCGCGTTCGAATTCTTTAATTTGAGCTGTAAGCTCAACATTCTTTTCGATTTCTTCGTTGATAGCTGACTCAAGAGCTTCGCAACGATCTGCGAGTTCTTCAGCAACGTCAACTGCTTCATCTGGAATGTCGATGTAGTTAGCTTCGAACAGACCCTTCAGGCCCTTCATGAAGTTCTCTACGATTTCAGCCTTGAGAC